TATTGGATGCCGGATTACACTCACATACTTCAGGAGTTTATTTGGCAGACATCAGATATTAGACCAGAATATCCAAGAGTACATAGATTTTTAAACTATTGGCACGACAACATTGAGGCAGTAATATCGGAAGTTAATATCGCAGATAATTATGAGACATCTTATAAATAATAAAAAGAGGAGTCTATAATGGCAGCACCAACTGCACATACAGATGCACAAGGCCAAAATGATATTGATCGTAATGTGCGGCAGTATACGGACTTGGATTTATTTTTTGCCAAGAAGGCAACATCTAAAGATATCAGTAAGGTAACTGATATTCAAGCAGTCAAGCGCTCTATTCGTAATCTTGTGTTGACGAACCATTATGAAAAACCTTTTCATCCAGAGATTGGTTCTGGTGTGAGAGGAATATTATTTGAGCCGATGACTCCCTTGACAGCACACATTCTTACAAGAAAGATAGAAGATGTTATTGAAAATTTTGAGCCAAGAGCTAGACTGATATCTGTTCGGGCTATACCAAATTTAGATCGTAATGAATATGAGTGTACAATAGAATTTTTTGTTGTGAATGCTCCAACCGAATTAGTGGACTTAACAGTATTTCTAGAAAGATTACGATAATGGCAGTAAATGATAAAAGATTAAATGTAACAGAGTTTGACTTTGATGAAGTAAAGAATAATCTGAAAATTTTCCTCAGAGGGCAAACTGAATTTACCGATTATGATTTTGAAGGTTCTGGTATGAATGCCCTTCTAGATGTTCTCTCATACAATACGCATTATCTTGGATTCAATGCAAATATGCTTGCAAATGAAATGTTTTTAGATAGTGCGTCATTGCGTTCTAGTGTAGTTTCTCATGCAAAGACTTTAGGTTATGTTCCTGCTTCTGCTAGAGCGGCTACCGCAACAGTTGATGTTACATTAAACACTCCGACACTAGCTACAGCATCGATGGATGCAGGCACAGTTTTTACGACTTCTAATGATGGAACAGATTATCAATTTGTTAGTGCTAATGATGTTACTGCTTCTAACATTGGTTCTGGCATTACCTTTAATGACATTAAGATTTATGAAGGAACTTTTGTAACAACAAGATATACCGTTGATACTTCTGATGCAGATCAAAGATTTCTTCTTAGAGATAATAGGGCCGATACAAGGACTCTTACAGTCAAAATTCAAACTTCATCGTCTGATACAACAACATCAACATATACAGAAGCAACAGACATAACTCAAGTTACAACTTCAAGCAATGTATATTTTTTACAGGAAGTTGAGGCTGGTAAATTTGAGATTTATTTTGGTGATGGTGTTATTGGTAGTGCATTGTCTGATGATAATATTGTAATTATGACTTATGTTGTTAGTAACAAATCGGATGCAAACGGTGCTGCCATATTTTCAAACTCTGCTGCAATTGCATCGATTACTGATGTCGCAGTTGCTACTGTATCATCTGCTACTGGTGGTTCTGATGCTGAGTCTCTTAAATCAATTAAATATAATGCCCCACTTGATTATGCATCTCAAGGAAGATGTGTAACTGCTGAGGACTATAAAGTATATGCAAAGAAATTATTTGCAAATACTCAGTCGGTATCAGTGTTTGGTGGAGAGAGCGGTTCATTCGATACAAGTCTTGGCGTAGTGAGTACAGCAGAATATGGCAAAGTTTTCATTTCTATCAAATCAACTACTGGGCTTGAATTAACATCAGCAGAAAAAACACAATTGCTAGCAGATTTTGCTCCTTATACGATTGCATCAACTACACCTGTTATTGTTGATCCATTAACAACCTATTTGATTTTGAACGTAACATTTAAATTTAATTCCACTGCAACTACATCAACTGGGCCAGAATTAGAATCTTTGGTTTCAACTACTTTACAAAACTATAACACTTCTGACCTAGAACAGTTTGAGGGGTTGTTTAGACATTCAAAAGTTTTGGGTCTTATTGATAATACGAATTCTTCAATTATGAGTAATGCAACAAATATAACTATGGCTCATAAATTTACACCAACTACTACTGCCGCAACATCATATAACATTAATTTTAATAATGCGATTTATAATCCTCACTCTGATCATAACAAATCGGCTGGTGGAGTTGTTGCTTCAACGGGATTTTATATTAGTGGTGATACTACTAATATACATTACTACGATGATGATGGCTCTGGAAATTTGAGATTGTATTATGTTTCTGCTGGTGCTAGAATTTATGCTGATTCAACTGCTGGAACGGTAACATACGCAACAGGAAAAATTGTTACTGATTCAATTTATATTACTTCTGCTGATAATGTTGATGGTGCAGCTTCTACTCAAATTCGTATCACGGCGGTTCCAAATTCTAAGGATATTATTCCAGTTCGCAATCAGGTGTTAGAAATTGATTTTGTCAATACTATAATAACAGGACAAATTGATACTGTTGCAGTAGGTGATAGCGGCGCTGGTACTACTTACACACCAACGTCTGCTTATACAACAACAGCGAGTTATTAAACAATGGCTTTTAGAGAAAAAGAATTTGATGCCGCACCATCAGGAAAACTGAATACTAAGATTAGTACTCAAATAGATGGCCAGTTGCCTGATTTTATTCAGTCAGACCATCCTGTATTTTCTCGCTTTCTAAAACATTATTATCAATATCTTGAAGCTGGTGAACTACGTCTTACATCAAATATAGATAACCTTCTTTTAGAATTAGAAACACCATCTTTTGTATTAGATGTTGGTGGTGATAAAATTGTTTTAGAAAATGGTGTCGGAGTTGCAGAGGGGGCTTTCAACTTATCTAGTTATGGCGGCGGTAAATTCGCTGCAGGAGAAACTATAACTGGTGAAACATCCAAAGCAACCGCAACAGTTCTTGTAGATGATTTGGGCAATACTAGTACTCCAAGACTTTTCATTACATCCCAACAAAAATTTATTACAGGGGAAACCATATCTGGTGGAACCTCTAATTCATCAGGAACAGTTGTTAGATATCGTGCAAATCCTGTACAGAACATACAACAGTTGTTAGATTATGCTGATGTTGATAATACCATTTATGATTTTCTAGATAATTTTCGTGATGAATTTATGAATGCAATTCCTCTCACACTTGCGCCAGGTATTAATAAAAGAAATTTAATCAAGAATATTCGTGAGTTATATCGGGCCAAAGGAACATCCGAAGGTCACAAGATTTTCATGCGTATGATTCTTGATGAATCTGCTGATGTAATGTATCCAAACAAATATATGATGAGAGTTTCTGATGGTAAGTGGGGCAATAAAACCATTATGAGATGTGCTCCGCTTACAAATATAGATGCATTAGAAGCAGTTGGAACAATTATAAATGGTAAAACTTCTGATGCAACCGCAATTATTGCTTCTGCTAGTTCATTTTCAGAAGGTGGTGCTGCAATTGTAGAATTTGAGCTCAATCCAGATTCTATTAGTACTAAATTTACTTTCATAGAAGGTGAAATTTTAACTACAACTTCTACAGTGCAAGATGTCATCATGACGTTTACACTTAAAAATGTAGTAGCAACTGGCGTGGTTACAGATAGAAGTGCCTTATATAGAGAAGCTCAAGATATTGAATTTGATGCAAATACTTCTATTGGTAATGGTTTTTCAACAGCAAGAATTCAAAACATTAATGGTGGATCAGTAAGTGATGTAGTGATCGATGATGCTGGAACCAAATATGAAGTAAATGATACTCTTACATTTACAAGTAGTGACTTAAAGATAATTGCAGCTGAGGGATTTGTTTCAATCATCGATGGCTCACTTGTATTAGAAGGTACAGATACAAAATCTACGAATGCTGGTGATTTTATAATTTCAGAATCTGGCACAACAACCCATGTTGAATTATTTTCTATTGAAATGGAAAGAGCAACTGCTAGCAGCATTGGTGAAAATATTATTCTGGATAATGTTTATGATGCTACAGTTATTCAAGTGGAATCGGGAACTAGCTCTGTTGGAAATATTATATTAAATGGAACAGATTCGAGTAAGACCGATGATGGTGAAAAACTTGAACTGGAAGCTTATCATGATGTTGCTGCTTCCCATGCTGGCCACCAGCTTGCTATGGAACGATCTACAAATCAAGAGAGTAAAGATACTTACAGTTCAGGCTCGGATAGATTTGCAATAGAAGAGACAACAGATTATAGCGGCGCAATTTCCAGAATTTTTCTTAAAGCTGGTGGAGTTGGTTATGTAACTATTCCTACCGTTTCTGTATCGACAACAACCGGCACAAGTACAGCTTTACTTGCGGTAACAAATGATATTGGTGCTGTCGGTGATGTAGAAATAGTCAATCAAGGGTTTAATTATACTACTGCACCAGATATGACGTTTCCGGCAAATTTCACATTGAAAGATGTATCAGGAACTTTTGGAGCTGCAAACAATCTCACCACTCATTCAGGAAAAGTGCAATCTTGGAATTCTACAACAAATGTTTTAACAACAACATTTGAGGATGTAGTAAGATCAACATTAGAGACTGGCGATAATGAAGGAATTGCTCTTGAGCAATTTTTAAGAATTGGTAGTGATAATAAAGATACTCTTGTTGGAATAAATCGGTCAATTGATGAAGAGGATAATATTGTAGATGCTGATGGTAATAGATTTATTCTAAATGCTTCTAAGACTCTAGATGAATATATTGTCCTTGAGGGTGGAGAGAGTGAAACATCAGGTAGTGCGATTGTTCTAGAATCACCCAACGATTCATTTTTTCCCCCATTACAATTAGAATATAGTTCAAGGGATGGAACCAATGTTGGAGATGGTATTGCGAATGAGTCAGGAACAGGCGATATTCTTTTATCAGAAGAGTCCGTATCTCTTGGCGACAATACAAATGCTCGTCAATTGGAAAGAATATTAACCGAGCGATCTCAATTAATTCCTTCCATGTTAGCTGGTGCAGGGAAATTTCTAATAACCAATGCATCTGAAGATACTGAAACTAATAGCAACATTATTCTTAATGCTACAGACAGCTCTCAAACTGATGCTGGTGATAATTTGCAAAATGAAGAATTTGGTGATAAAAATACTATTATTTTGAATGGAACGAATGAAGAATCAAGGGATGAGAATGCAAGACTATTACAAAATATTGAAGCAGCAGATGGTGTGGTTGAACTTAATGGTACAAATTCTGATGGTACTAATGGTGGCGACGAGGTTATTCAAGAATCTGTAATAGACTTCTTTGATGGTGCTACAGGTATTGCGCCATATCCGACGACTATCACGGATTCAGGTGGAGCGACAGGAACGATTGTAAAGGCCAATATTGCCAAAGGAACATCTACAATAGATGTTACTATGGAAACTCTCAAGTCCTATAGTACTAATATAGAAAGTCTAATTGGTGAAGACCTAAACAAAATTCAAGATTCTTATTATTATCAGCAATTTTCTTATGAAGTACAATCTGGGTTTGGAACGAGCAGTTATCTTAATCAATTAAAGAAAGCAGTTCATCCAGCTGGTTGGGCTGTGTTCGGCAAAACAAAGGTTGCAACGTCTATTTCTGCCGCAGTAACAAATGCTGGTTCTTCTCTTGGTGGTGGTTGGTTCTCTGATCTTGGTGTTGCTGCTCCTGATGATCAATTCTCCCCGATACTTGCTTCTACTTTCCAGATTTTATTCTCTGAAGTTACTAAGAGGCGTTTGGGTGTTGTGGATATTGCGGATGGTGCTTTTGAAGAGCATATAGTTTTAGAAGAATCTGAAGACATTAAAGTTGTAGGTGATTCTATTATCCTTGATGGAACTGATGGCAGCTCTACTAATGCTGGGTCTTATATTGTAGAAGAAATACCATTGTTCCATTTTGATGACTTTGCTGGTGTTCAACTTGAAGATGGAACTGATACCGATGCTGGAGGATATGGCGTTATTAAACTTAACGGCACAGATTCTTCATCTACAAATGCTAACGATAGAATTATATCAGA